CCGGGGTTGGACAACAAGCCGTACAGCTTGCACAACAGAACCCACGGGCTGCTGCTGCTACTGGCGCTGTGATGGACATAGGTTTAATGCAGGCGGCTCCTCGCGCTCTTAAAGAATCTCTAAATGCTGTGGCTGACAACACCCCTACAGATATACCTGAATTTTATGCGTCTCCTAACCCAGCGATGAAACTGTACCGCACAGCACAGGCTGCTTTACCTAACGTACCCACAGCCATAAAACAGGGTTTTACTCCAGCAGGGCAAGAGTACCGCAGGACTATTGGCACAGGTCCAGCCAGAGGGCGTGAGTACTCCGAAACCGGCGGGTCAAGAGAAACAATGGCAACCCAGCAGGGGAACGCGAGAGCCAGTGCTTTTAAGGAAGCACAGAGTCGGAACCAAACCTCCCCTCCTCTTGATACTGTGGTAGGAAACACCATTGAGGTACAAAGATACGCACAAGATTGGACTGATGCCAGCAACACCGCCCGTGTCAAAGAAGGGCTTAGGTCTTATACCGATGATATACCGGACAACGTTGTAGACGCGGCCCACACCCACCTAATGAGGGTTCACGGCACGTCTAGTGATCTGGGGCAAACATCATTGGTTATACGCAGACCAGAGACAGGAGAGGCTTTGCAAGGAGAGGCAACGGGCATAACCAAAGGGACTTCTCCCGCCGCAATTTCTTCTTTAGCCAGTTCTAAGATAATGGAGTCTGCAAGAGAGGCTTTACCTAACGTTGATCCTCTTGAGTTTTACACTCAGTTTGTGACTGTTGCTAAACACGCACACTCAGACAAACTAAGGCTGGCTGCGCGGAGAGGTGAACTACCAGACGACATAGTAACTAAGGAAGGAAAAAAAACGTCCATAAAAAGGTCTGTTCTTATTAACAGATACTGGCGCATGAAGATACGTCAGCAAAAAGGCTACAAGATAAACGAACAGCAGCAACTGGTGTTAGATTTCTTTGACAAAGCACCACAAGCACGGATAACCGACAAAGGAAACGGGGTGTACGCCTTTCAAGAAAACCACGCATCTTCAGCACAAGACTTGGGCGGCGTCAATGACTTTGTAGCTATTGACACTAAAAACGACACGATATACACAATGATCTCTGACGGTCACGATATGTTTGGAATGAAGCCACCCGGAGGAAACTCGCTGCTAAACACAACTCCTATTTTTTCCTTTAAGGCTGGAACCAAATCATCAGAGACAAGGGGAGTACCAAGGCCTGAAGAAAGTGTTGCTCGTATAGAAGAAATAACAGGTATGCCCAAACAAAAAAAAGAAAGCAACGTACAGTACCAAGCTAGAGTCATGCGTGACTACAAGGGCAAGGCAAACTTACAAGACTATATCAACGTAGGCAAAAACGTGGCTACGGTTGGTATGCTAACAGGAGGAGCTTTACGTGAAGACCAAGAACAACAACGATAACCACAGCGTGTCGTACACGTCTATTGATTACCACTCTATGTGTCAGAAGTCAAAGGACAAGATTAGACGCCTGAAAGAAATGGGAATGACTACGCCCCATGACCCTAAAGAAAAGCCAGAGGACGTAGGTGGTAACGACAGAGGTTACTCTATCTTCTTTATGTCTTAGATTTCACAGTTGTTTCCTGTGCAAGCTAGCTCCTGACTACCTTCAGTCATATCAGACTCCTCATTGATGTCCCAGTTGATCTCAGTGGGGAAGTCTTTTACTGCTTGCTTGTAGGTTTTCTTATCAATAGGCTGATAAGGTGCCTGTTGGAATACATGGTCTGAGTAGGGCAAGAAGCTAACGCCTGATACCTTATCGAACTTGTTCCATAGCCACTGTCCTACCTCAAGGAACTCATGGTCGCGGTAGTAGCACGTCATTGATGGCTTATGCTCACACCAGTAGTCCTGATACAACTCCCACAAATCTAACTGTTCTATTGCACCCATAGCGGAGGCTGTCACAGCGCCCTCTGGTGAGGCGATAGGGAAGCTGAATACCTTGGTGCTAGCACTGTGTACATCTGTCTCTACAGGGACACCAGCAGCCTCTAGGACAGCACAAAGAGGGTCACGAGAATCTGCTCGTACTGTTCGTATATACTGCTCGCTATAACGAGGATGGATCCCACTAGCACTGTCAACCAACTGACTAACAGTACCGCTAGGCTTAATTGCAGTAATTGCTGTAGAGGGATTAATGTTAAGTCTCTTAGCCCACCGCTTGTTAGTCTCGATTGCTTCTTCTCGCATCTCTGTGAGCCACTTCTTAAGCTTTGCATTGTCACCTCGTCCTGATAGTAAATGGTGATCCATGATACCTGTTAGTGATACACCTAGTAAAGCCTCTTCCTCTGTATTTGTCTTCCAGATATTTCTTAAGTATCTGAAGTCTGTAAGGGTAGCTTGTAGAGTTCCAAGGATAGCCGCAATGCGTACCTTGTTCTTCAAGGTGGCTAAAGTGTCCTGAGGTCTTACTACGACTTCTGATAGATTGCAGAACTGGTTGGGTCTGAGGATGATCTCACTACATGGATTAGTTCCAAAAGCGTAGGTAGCATCTCGTCTGCCATTCTTTTCAGCTTGCTTTTGACTAGCAATTCTGCTGAAGAAACCTCGTTCTCCTGAGTAGGATTCATATAAACTTTTCCATTCTTCTAGGTAAGCAATAAAGTCAGGCTTCTCTGTGTAGCAAGCAGAGTTGTTAGACAATGCACGTTGGGGGTTAGCATGATACCACTCACCTGTCTTGGCCCTACGTAGTCTGTCGTCTGACAGGTTAGACAGTGAGATAAGTGCTGAGCGTCTTACTCCCCCTACTACTACGACTTGGGCGATCTTGCAGCAAAGATCGTGGCATTCAAGTGACGTAAGTCTTCGTCCAGCAGATCCTTGAAACAACCCGGACGTGAACTTGAATAATTCGACGAGAGGTTCAGAACCACTTGCACGACCTCCGAAAGTTTTAAGTGTGGCACCCGCAGGTCGTACTCTGCTAACGTCCCATTGGGGAATTTGACCTGAATAAAGAAGTGATACCAACTCCCTAAACGATTTCGCCCATCCGATTTTCGAATCTGCAACATTAATAACTGTGTCTGTTTCATGGAACTTCTCCGCAACTTCAGGCAGCTTGGCTATGTACTGTCGCTCAACACTGAAGCCTACACCAGTACCACACATAAGTACGTACATCATCTCATCGAATGCTTTAGGGTGGTCGATAGGTAGATAGCTACAGTTAAACCCTGCTACGTTGTCACGGTCTAGTGCTTCCCCTGCTGTCATCAACGCTCTCATGCTGGGCATAACGTCTAACTCATGTATGGCCTTGAAGATGTCAGATACTTCAAAGTCATTTAGGTCTGCTTTGTCTACCCAGTAGTTAACATAACGATTAACTGTCTCTTCCCATGTCTCACGTCGTTGCTCTTCTGCGTTGTAACGTGCGTAACGTGACTTGTGTATGTATTGTTGGTATGCGTCCATCTATTCTGTTACTCCTAGCGTTTCGTTAATAATTGCTTGTCCTGCCATCTGTAGCAGCATATACACCCCATCAGGGTACTGCTCGTTAGAAGCTACTTCAAACATTTCACCGTCCTCGTACATAACAACGGCAACCTTTACCTTGCGCCCCTCTTCCTCGTGTTCCATCGCTTTGACTACAAATGCTGATAGAAACTCTGATGTGGTAATCTCATCCTTATCATCTTTGCCTTTACCAAAACTACCCTCTACGACTTTCATAAGGCAACTTCCTTTATCAACCACTCTAGGTACACACGGGCCTTACGTAAATCCTCTACTCCGTTCTTGTACTTGTATCTGTGGATGTACTTGTGTACGTTTCCCTCGCAGTAAGCACTAAAGTCATCGCCTAGTTGCTGCTTGATGTAGTCAATAGCCTCGATGCCGCCCTTGTTGTAATGCTCTGGTTTATCAACCACGTCTACCTTGATCCATTTTTTCTCTGGTTTTGCCACCTCATCCCATTCTTTAGGTGTCGCGTTGTCAATACTCATAAACCTCATCCTCTAGTTCCTCTGTAAATTGATTTAACTTTAGTATGAGTTTGTCCTCGAACCTATCTAGTATTTCCTCAGATGAAATTTGCAACGCCTCTAGTAGGTCGTCAGGGTCATACAAATGCAAAATCTTCTCCTTAATTTCTTCTAGTGTCAGTGACATAATCAACTAATTCCTTTAGTGTGTCTATAGTATACCATAGAATCTCGTGTTTGTCACACCATTGAGCCATTGTATTCTTAGTACTTTTGTTTACTTTTTGGTTAGGCTTCATAAGTATGAAGATAAGTTCTTGATTGCTTCCAAGGCAGTTAGCGATTGAGCGATACTTCTGGGTGTCTCCTGCTCTGAAATATCCTTTGCATTCAATGAGGTACTGCTGGTCGTTCCTCTCGTACACAAAGTCTGGTGTGTACTTACGTTCAATCCTGTACGGGACTTGGAACGGCTCGTAGCTAAAGCCGTATGGTTGTAGCTGTTTCGATACGTCATATTCAAACCCTGATCTAAATTCATTAGGATAAGACTTCTTGGACCTTCGGCTCATTGACCACCTCTGTTAAGTATCTGGGACCACTTGAGTACAGGAATGTTCGGACTCCTGGCCAGCAAGTGTGCTTAAAAGGGCAATAAGAACAACCAACGGCTAACTTTTGATTGCCACTTTTG